CGAGGAACGAGGAAACTCTCACACCCTCATCAGGTGTGAGGCGAGGCACGACCATGGATTTGCTCCAAGACATTCTGAAACGTTCCCTCTCCACCAAACCAGTACAGCCGTACCGAATAGGATACGGATTGCACAAGTTGGGCTAACCCCCCATTGTGTAAACAACGGAAGATTTGCCGAGGAGTAATCAGAAAAGAGCGCCTAATTAATAAACGTTACAAACTTCAACAAATTAGCTTTCATTTCCACTATGTTGTGGATCACGAAAACTTACTCGCTGAAGCTTGAAGCGTTAACAATTAGTGCCTTCGCTGATCGTATAGAAATGTGGTGTCAGACTAAGGGACCGAAGTGGACTATCAATAGGTTGAAAAACCTACGGATAGCCGTACTCCGAAACCTTTCGTCTGATTCCAGTCGGTTTGAATATATGTCTTATAGACGTGACTTCATTTATCCTAAAGTTTTACCTTTAGCTAAAGAAGTCGAGTCTAGAGATATATGCTCAATCAGATCGGTAATGACATTATTGTCAATATCGAGATGAATCGAATGGAATGAAGATCCAAACTACGATAATATTACAAATCCGTCCACGGCTAGCTCTGGAGAAATCCAGAGGTTAGCAATGGAGGCTGTAAATATTTATTATAGTTGGATCTACTCTCCGATCGATCCCGATTGGTCACACTTCCACACGCCCGGATCGCAGGGTCCTAATGGTCCAGCACTTGCCGGTTCAACTATAGATTTATCGCTCTTAGATCAAGATTATGTAAATAATCTTAAGATCTTAGGAGGTGAAAAATTTACAGAAGAACTCGATAAGTGCATTGACGCATTAGGCCAGATTGACCTTGAGAAGTATAAAGAACACTACTCGTGTAAGGATAGAAATACCCTTAGACGAGTAGCGTTAGTTTATGCTCCTGAAGGAAAAACGAGACCAATTGCCATATTCGATTATTGGGCACAAACAGTATTAAAACCTTTGCATGATAGATTATTTTCTATCTTGCGAGGAATTAAAACTGATTGTACTTATAATCAAGTATCACGATTAGTCCCGAACAATCTGGAACAATATTACTGCTATGATCTATCCGCTGCTACTGACAGGTTTCCGGTTCTTTTTCAAGAAACGGTACTTGCCAGTATCATTGGAGAGAAAAGAGCAGCAGCATGAAAGTATATCATGACACACAAGGAATTTACCTTCCCAAATGGCGCCCGACATAAGTATAGCGTCGGACAGCCTATGGGAGGATATTCCTCGTGGGCCATGTTTACTTTATGCCATCATCTAGTAGTACAAATGGCAGCCAGAAGGGTAAGAAAATTCCCTTTTGACGACTATTCGTTATTAGGTGATGATATTGTTATCTACGATAAGGAGGTTGCAGAATGCTACCTTGGGTTATTACAGAAACTTGGGGTAGAAATATCGATTCAGAAATCCATAATATCATATGATGTTATGGAGTTCGCGAAAAGATATTTCTTCCAAGGAACTGAAATAACCGGTCTCCAAAGTAGAGCTATATATGATACACATGGGTTTTATGCAAACCTATGGGCAACATTATATAACTACCAAGAGCAAGGATGGCCTATGCCACTTCCCGGTGCGATCAAGAGCTTCTATAGCATTCTTGGTAAGCCTGGTAGCTTCGCTACGAGACTGGCAAGAAAGATCTATAGATTGGATACGCTAAGAACTATTTTAACAACTAAAAATTGTTGTTATAGTTTAGCAAGGAAATTCTTTGCTAGCTGTAACTTCACTTTTAGCTGTAATGCTAAGGAACTAATTCTGGAATTTCTTCTAGAAATAGTTGCTTCGCATAAGCTCTTAGCAATTCAAAATACTCTTGAGAGCAGTTACAAAGAGATTTTCATAAATGAAAAATTTATGGAATCAATTTGTAATGCCCCGGAAGATGCACCATCTTCCGTACATTGCTTACCCATACTCCAAAGTCTTAGATCTAAGACAAATGAAGTAGTCCAGGAATCTAAGACGACCGAGGAGATAGTCCGAAATAGATCTTGGTCAGATATTATTGACCTAGATCTAAATTGGTTACCATCTCCCCGGACGCTTATTTCCGGACGGGTAAGCCAGCGTAAGGTTCGAACTGTTAACCTTCTAGTGAATAAGGTAAGCTTCTTCATCTCTGAAGAAGCTCGTCTTATTACTAGCGAGCTAGAGTCGGATCCCGACGCTCCATAGGGAAAATCACCAGGCGTACCAATGCCTGATGGGGAGTCCTATGGATGTATCCCGCCCAATTG